CCTTCAAGTTGCACCTGAAGTCCCCCGCCTCGGTCACGGCGTCCATGACCAGCCGGACATAGAACTTCCCCTTGATGACATGCGGGTCAGGGTAATCGTTGGGGTTGAACAACGCACCCATATCGAACTGCGCCTTGCCGAGCAGCACCGGGTACTCGTTCTCCACCCAGTCATTGACCTCCTTGTTGAAGGCTGCCGCCAGCTCCTCATAGATTTCGATGAACCGCGTCCACATCTTGCGGCTGAGCAGCCGGTCGCCGTTGTCCTTCCACGGCACCGTGTGGACGCGGACGTGGTTGTAGATCGCGCTGTAGCGGGCTTGGATTTTAGCCAGCGCCTCCTTCGGGATGATCTGCTTGTTGACGCTGGCCGTGCCGGGCTTGGCGTTGGCGTTAGCGGACACCTCCTGCCCGGCAGCCTTGTCCTGCTTGCGGGCCTCCCACATACCCATGTGGATGTTGACGGTCATGCATTCGGTTGCGATGCTCATTTGGGTTCTCCATAAGTTTGTGACACCTGTCACAATCACATAGCACTAGATTTGAAAAGCTCTTTTAGGCTTTGCCTTGCGCGCCGTTCGTCGTAGGCTTTCTTAAATCTCTGACTACGCAAGAACATGGTGTCGAGGTCACTCGGACCCCGACAGGCGATGATCACGCATGTCACGATAGCGTGATCGACGGTCTTATATCTCCTTGTTGCGTTCTCAATCAAGACATAGGGAGGTCCATCCGAGATCGCAACCAGTTGCAGGTCCACGCCGATGATATAGCGTGGCCAACCCCGCACGGGGGCTACCCTGAGAATGACAAACCTGTCATCCCAGGTGGATGATTGATATATATCATCCACTGTCGTGAATCCACCTTGGTCGATGTCAGAGACATCCCCGTTGGCGCGGACCCAGTGCAGTAACGTATACGTCAGCTTAGGCGAACCACCGACGCCCACTCGGGGCACTTGCGCTTTGTTGTGCAAGCCACGATCAGTGGGTACGGTGTCGGTTCTTTTGGCCAAGGCGTCTCTCCATCAGTAATCAGCAGCACAACCTCGGGGCCGTACTGCTCCACGAACGCCAGCGGCAGGCGCATGTCCGTGCCGCCGCCGCCCTTTGGGTTCAGGAATATTTCCTCCCCTTCCTCGAACACTTCTTCGAGGTTACAGTCCTGGGCGTCGGCCCAGACCACACGCGTCCGCTCGGGCTTGGTCTGCTCCACGATCTGGTTGATCTGAGCCGCGACCTTATCGAGCACCTTGGCCATCATCATTGACCCGGATGTGTCACCAATGATGACCACTTCACCCATACTCATTGACCAACGCGTCGGCAGGATCATCGTGAACCTGCGATTGCGTCGGCTCCAGCTCTCGTCGTCGTGAGAGATGCGGGTCATGAACTCCCGCAGGTGATCCTCCCAGCTCTCGCGCTTGTCGAGCAGGGACTTGATGATGATGTCGAGCGCCTTCGGGATGTTGCCCGCCGCCTGAGCCACGGCCTGAGCCATGTTCTGGTCAATCTTGCGCTCCACTTCGGCAGCCTCCACCTCGTCCATGAGTGGCGGGTCTTTCAGATCGCCGCCGCCGAACCCGCCATCGCATGGCTTGCTCGCGCCGCCGTTCTGCTTCTTGTCCTCATCTTCGAGGATGTCGTAAATTTCCTCCGCGCCCATGCCTCGGAACTTCACATCGCAGTAGGCGTGCGGCCACAGGCTGAACCCTGCGTCCTTCAAGATGATGTTGATGGCGTGGTCGCACGCAATGTTCCAGCGGTCCATGTCACGCCCACGTCGGCGCAAGCCGTGCTTGAACATCATGTGCATGATCTCGTGAACAATCACGAACATCACCACATCCGTCTCCAACGAGTTGATGAACTCCTCGTTGTAATAGACAACCTTCATGTCCGTGGCCGCTGTGGGTATCGTGTTGTCCACGATCCACTTGGTGTTGAGAACAAAGATCGCGTAGAAGATATGCTTCACAAGCAGCTTCGCACGCGCCTGTTCAATCCGTTGCATCTTGGGTTGCTTCGCCATTCCAATCTCCATCAATCGCTCGCGGGCCTCGCTTGAGGGTGCCGCCTGTCACTTCGCCATGAACGCCCCTTTGAGCGTCCACGAGAACTAGAACATCCGCCGCGAGTAGGCTGCGGATGTCTCTGTCGATGTCGCGGTTGCCAGCCTTCCAGCCGAACCCCCGCCGATACCCATCACTGCCCTCGACCACGCCGATCTTGGCGCGGCCTAGCATGGCGCAGGTGAACGCCAAGCTCTGAAACGTAGTGAGCTTATACTTCGCCATCATACCTCCTTGTGACACCTGTCACAATCACCAACTCAGATCGAACCGATACGGACTGGGTGAGAACTTCGATGTGAGTAGCCCGCGCCGGACGAGATAGCGCACGATGCCTGTCACATCCCGGCCCCGCAGCTCCCAGCGCGCGACGGTCACGCCGCGCACCAGTATAGTAGATCGGTTCTGCACAAGGCCCAGCTTGGCGGACATGAGCACCACCGACGCCTTGGGGCTCAGCCCCCGCAGCGGCCTAACCATCTGTGTGCTCGATGGCCACGTTGGTCATGCGGCGCACCTGCTCGGCCGTGGACACGCCCGCCTTGGCCGCGGCCCGGCTGATGTAGCCGAACTGTTCAGGCGTGAACGTGATCGTGGCTTGGACGCCACCGCCCTTGATGATGATGCCCGAGGCCACGCCACCGCCGCGCTGATAGCTCTTACCCATCGTCTTGGGTTCGAGCACCGGCCCGTTGATGTTGGGCGTCAGCGCCTTCGCCTCGCGCGGCGCTCGGCCCTTCGGCTTGGCCTTGGCCTTCTTGGCGGGCACATCGTCCTCGTCAGGCACAGGGATGGACGGCGGGACGGGCCACGTCGCCGCCCGCTTGACCAGCACCTTCTCGACCTCGGCGTCGCTCGCGCCGTGTATCTTGAGGATGCCCTTGAGGCGCTTGGTCGCCCTCTCGGACTTGATGCGCTGATCGAGCGACCGCGTGGCCCGTCCCGCCGTCTTGGCCTTGGCTTTGACCGGGGCCGGGGCCGGGACCGGGGCCTTGGCCTTGGCCTTCTGTTCCAGATACCGTTGGCGTCTGATCTCATTGTACTCGGTCTTGTTAGCAGGCTTACCCATGATCTATCTCCCTGAGATGAACCGTTGTGACACCTGTCACAACGGGTTGGTTGGTATGAATATTGGTTTCATTGGAACACCACCCGATACCGTTGCGAGAAGTCGATGTACTCCGGTGCATCGATCAGGTTCTCATCGCGAGCCACGGCCATCTGCACGGCGAGGATCGCGTACTCAGGCTTCAACCGGCACAAGAACCTGTAGAGCGAGCCAATGTTCTTGGTCGTCATCTCGGTAGAGACGTTGACCGCCGTGGCGTAGATCAGGCTTTCCTCGGTCGGCAGCTCCACACCCATCGGGTCCTTGATGATGGACTTGATGGGGAGAACCTTCGACCACGTATCGTGGAACCCCCAGAAGAACGTCGCGACGCCCGCGCCGATTGCGCCGTTCATGCTCTTGCGCTTCAAGGTCTCAGGCATGTCAGACATGAAGTATTTGACCGCCTTCATCCACGTCCTTGGCGTCGCGACCACCTTCTCCGGGCTGTCGGGGTTGTAGGTGTGAAGCGCCTCTAGCTTCTTCCACCGGATGAACGCAATGATGACCCCCGGCACACCCACTCTCGACGCCCAGTCGCACCACGCGTCCACACTGACGGCCATTTCGAACCACGTCATGCGGTTGGCGAGCGGGAACGGCATGCGGTTGGTGATGCCCCGATCACTGGATCGGTTGAGCGCGCAGACGATGCGCACGTTGGGTTTCAGGACGTGCTCACCGATGCGAAACTCGTTGAGGAGCTGATAGCAGACGCCGAACACGGGCGCGGTCGCGCTGCCCAACTCATCAAGAAAGATCACGATGATTTTGTCATCGGGAAACGCATCGTTGCCGATGAACGGCATGGTGCTCGGCGGATACCAGACGGTCTGCCCCGTCTTTTTGTTGGTGTCCGGGATACCACGCAAGTCCACGCTGTCGTACTGCCCGAGGCGGATGTCGCAGAGCATGGCGTCCGCTTCCTCCACCGCCTGAGCGATGACCTCGGACTTGCCGCAGCCGCTCGGCCCCTCGATGGCGATCACTTCCTCAAGTCGGATCACGTTCCACTTGACGAGCTGCTTGAGTTCGATCGCGTTGATAATGTCACCGGCCATTTGGGTCCTCCATAAGTGCATCGTTGTGACACCTGTCACAAACCGTGGTAGTCACTGAGGGAACTTCTCCCTCAGTCCTTGTAGTATAGCAGGTCAGTGAGCTATGTCAAGCCCCCCTTGTATCACAGCGCCCCGAGGCTTGACCAGAACACCTTGTCGCGGGTCTCGGGATTGCCCTTGATGTCACCAAGCGCCTGACCCGCCAACTCACGGGCTACCTCGCCCAGGTACAGGTTATGGCGCTGCCTGGGTCCACACCGCGGGTAGTTGCATTCGATACGCCACAGCACGTGTTCGAACTCATTGTTAAGCGGCTCGCCGCCGTGGGTGTAGACCCGCACGCTAATACCGCACCAGAACCAATCGTTATTCTTCCACGCCTCCATGACGAGCTTGGCGTGCGCCATGTGGCGTTGCAGCGTGCTCTTGGACTTGGGTCCGATCCAGCCGTTGTCCTCCGGGTCCAGCGACGGCCAGAACCCATCGCACTCCTCATCCGGCGCGCTGCTGCTGTCGTCGCGGTGGATGGTCGCCACGATTGTGAGATGACCCTCCGTCCATGAGATCGTGTCGCCTTCGCAGGCGTAGTGGTTGAACTGGGGGAACTCGGTTCGCTTGTAGTTAGACTTACCCATCACACTTCTCCTTTCAATCGTAGGTTGGTGGCGTCGGGTCGCTGCCGGACCCGAGGATCGCGATGATGACGATGATGATGATGAACGCGCCTAGTACATCCATGGCTTAGTCCTCCTTCTTGGGTGTGTGGATGTAGAACTTGGACGAGCTATCATAGCTCGCGAGATACCGCGCCACAGTGGTCAGGTACTTCCACCCCTGTAGCTCTTGGCCCCGATACACCCATCTTGGGGGCTGGGCGTAGAGCGCGTCATGCACCTGCGCCGACGTCTTGAGGTCGTCAGGCTTCTCGTCCATGCGCCAGCCGGTGCCGTTGTAGATGCTGGCCGGCCCATAAATGCCGCTCAGGCTGGTGCCATCGTTGAAGCTGAACCCCAGCACCCGCAGCTCGGTGCTGTCGGTGATGAAGCCATAGCGGCCATCGTCCGCGATGTAGACGATGTATCCCATGGCGGTGATGCGGTCAGCGAAATGCGTGACCTCGGGTTTGGGTATGCGGTGCATGGCTTAGTCCTCCTTCTTGGGTGTGACAGGTGTCACAACGGGTCGCTCTGGGTCGCCGTGATGGCGCTGGTATAGTAGTGCCACAAGATCACTTACGTCCTCCTTCACATAGGGTCCATCTTCACACAGCGGGGCTGCCCATCAGGCTGCACCACCCATTCTTTCGGCGCGAGCTTCAACGCATATGGGGCGCGCCTCCCGTCTATGGTTTGCTTCACATCCGTATTGTGGCGCATGTCCATGACATACATATCCAGCGGACTACCACCCGCCATCGCCACCACCGCCTCGTACTTCGAGATAATGGGGCAATCATTGTAGATGTCGTTGCGGCACTGGCCGCACCAACGTTGCTTGAGCGCGGACAGGCGATCCTCACTGGCGGGCATCCACGCCATGCCCACCCGACCAACCGGGACTTCGCCCCACTCGAACAGGTCAAGTCTCAGTAGAGGCATCGTTCCTCCGCAGGACGATGGTTGTCAGTACACTACGGGCAACCGCGTCGTAGTCACTGTTCACCATGGGCTCAGGGATGAACTCCACCTTCGACATGATCTCGGGCACGATCTCCCAATCATAGACGTAGTTCTCCCACCCGTATGGGTCGATCTCCAACGCCGCGTCGTAGACCTTGAGCACCCATGGCGCGTATTCGGCGGCGGTATTGTAGCGCAGCACGGCGCTGCCCACGCTGTCGTAGTACGTCTGCCACGCCTTGGCGTTCGGGTGCTTGCTATCCAGCGGAAGCACATCTTCAATCAACCACTCATAGATACAGAGCGCCGCCTCCATATCCAGATAGCTGTAGACCTTATCGGTATCAGTGACGTCACTCATAGCACTCTCTCCTATGATCTCGCATCTACTTGCGGTTCACTCTCGTTGTGACAGGTGTCACAAGCGAAGTCCCAGTTCTCCGCGAGCATGCGTTGCAGCTCGCGCTCCATGCGCATCTCAACCTCGTGCGCTCGTTCTTCCTCAGCGCGAGCCAGCCTCTCGATGACTGTGTTGACGAGGAAGTAGGTCACTGTGTTCTTACGCATCACACTTCTCCTTTGGGTTTCGTTTGGTTGAGCGGTATGTGGGCAGTCTCCCACGTCACGGTTGGTGACGGGTTCATGGTTGGGATCGCATCCGCCCCGGCGTAGCGGTTGCGCTTGACCTTGCTGGTCCGCTTCCAGCCCTTGTATTTTTTACCACCCATCAGGAACCTCCGTGACCCAAGCGATGATGGCTTTCTGACCGAAGAACATTCCGGCTAGGATAGTTTTTGCTTCCTTCCTAGCCGTTTGTTCATTGATCGCGGTGACGTAAAGCGCGTCGCCAGCCAATTCCTGGCCTCTCTTAACGCTTGGCGAACGATAGACAACTTTATACTTCTTGCCGCCCATCACAAGTCTCCACGATACGCCTCGGTGGCGATGTAGGCGTCGCCTCTCGGATAACAGGCGAGCACGAGTTCGCCACTAGCGAGGCGGATCAGGTGCCACTGACTGCGGCCATTATCACCCATGGGTTGGTTGATGATGGCGTGAGCGTGAGCGTCACTGATCGGCATACTCCGCTCGCACGCTTCATCAAACTCATCCACGTAAAGCGTCTTGATTGTGACAGGTGTTACATTACCTTTACTCATGACACTCTCCTACCATCCTCAGCTCTCATCACCAACAAGTCCGAGAAGTTCCAATCAGGATCAGCCGCCATCACCAACAAGTCCGCGAGGTTCGTGCTGAGTGGGAAGCACCCCGATGCGTCATATACATCGATCTTATGCTCGACGCCGTGCCTCGTCCAGCTTATGCGTATGAAGAACTGGTTGACGCGCTCTATCATACCCCCTGTCCACACCGATGATCTGGCGCTCTTATTGGTTGTGACAGGTGTCACAACCTCCGTGGGTTCGGTGGGCAAACCCATGAGGTCGTTGGGATCGACCTCTTGGAGCTTGATGTCGTGGACCACCTGCTTCGCCAGCTTGTAGTTCTTACGCGCCTTCCAGTACACCTGAAAGTCTATGTCGCCGTTATGCGCCAGCATGAACAGCTTCTTGAACGTCTTACCCTTGCTCATGACACTCTCCTATATTCTCACGCTTCTTCTTTAGCCCATGGAATAGCCTTATGCGACGCCATGCAGCGGCGCACATCGTCTCTCGTTTCGAGGAACGCGTAGGTTGTAACCCTCGCGGTCCCCTGTACCCGTGATATACTCTCACGCACATACTTGAGAGTATAGGCGATGGTCGCCGTGATCTGATCCTCTGGCGATAGCGTGCTCGTCCAATGCCTATGATGTCTGACCTTCACCTGATAGAACTCGGCACCCAAGAACTCATGCCAGCGTGAGCGGTCCTTGAGTTTGTCCACCACTTCGCCATAGTGTTGCGCCTGATCCTTATGTTCTGGCCACGCACGCATCCGCATGGCCATCTTCAACCAAGCGGCGAACTCATGGTAGCCTGACGCTTTGAGCGCCATGCGATGTCGGGGTTGGACATACTCATGCCACTCCCACTCCCCGATGTGCGACGCGTGGAGCTTACCATCTGTCCCACGGCGCAGGTCTATGTGACCGTCGATCACATAGTACCGACCCGGCGCATTGTAGGCGGCCGGTTCACCCGGCGTCCTCACCTTGCACATATGCAAGTTCTCGTACGCACCGCCGCATGTCATGTCGAATAACACGTCGCTCGGTGTGAACGTTTCCGCGAACGCCGTGGTTGAGATGCTGTCCCAACCAATGACCCGGATCAACCCATCTGTGTGGTAAGTCACCACATCTGTCTTGTGGTAACGGAATGCGATGCTGTCATCGTCATGCTTAACGATGCGGTTGTATTTCTTGTAGCTGTCACCGAACCTCTTGTGGTTGGACGGCTCGCCCACCCACATCTTGCCCTTCTCCCACGCCGCGAGCGCCGTGTCGTAGTCATTTACGCCTCGCGGCGTACCGTGTACGCCGTACCATGGGAATGCCATTATACTTCTCCCTGCTTGGTTGTGACAGGTGTCACACTCTCCCACACTCTCGCGCATCTACTTGCGCGTCGCACTCAGAGTGTAAGACCTCCCCGATCTCTCGGATCACACGATACGCGTCGCGGGTCTCTTGGGCGCGTTGCTCGCTCTCATACTCATCGCGAGACGATGGGCAGACGGCGATGCTGTAGGGGCGCGGCCAGCGCCCCGAGCCACAGTGGTGCTTACTCGCACCCTCGGGCTTGTAGCCCCACGGCAGGAGGGCGCTGTGGCCCTCCCAAACCGCCTGGGTCAGCCAAGATAGGCGGTGATCATCCAGACCGATTGTGGGCTCACCCTCGCCCGCTTGGCAGAGCGCCTCGGTTCGGATGATGTCGGCTATCTCACGCCGCTTGGTGACGGCGACGATGTAGCTCACATCGGGCAGGTAACATCCCCGCAGGCCGCACATGATGTGCAGGTAGCGGATGGTGCGCTTGGCAGGCATTACGCTTCTCCATAAGTGCGTTGTGACAGGTGTCACAACCATAAGTGCGATGTGAGTGAAACGCGAGTAGACGCGAGATCGTTTGTGTGTCTCGCCTTGCTCCCATTCACTATATGTAGATTAGCACGTCTAAAACCTTATGTCAAGTCGGTCAGTGACCCGCGAGTGGACGCGTGGAGCTTATTCTTGAACATGGTGGCCCGGCGCTTGGCGGCGATCTCGCGACGCCGTGCGTTCTGCGCGGCGTAGGTCTCACGCGCTATCGCGACCATCATTGGGTAGCGTAGCGCCCTCGGTTCCCATGCCGAGTTGTAGCCGAAGCGATCCTGTTGCTCCATAAAGTCTAGGGCATAGATCGCGAACTCGTCTAGCTCGAATGCGCGCTTGGTCAGGTCGCTCAACACATCGGCCACCGTGGACTTACCCATTGGGATTACGCGCACGAAGTTGTCAGGTCGGCAGACGTCAAAGAAGAACCCATTCCATAGCGCACGCTGCTGGTGCTGAACGCCCCACACCCAATGTGGCGTGTGAGCCTCGCCGAGCTTCTTGCGCTCGCGCTTGAACATGGGTCGCTCATAGGGCTCGCCACGCACTACGCCGCGTTTGATCCTCCCATTCGGCTCGCGGAGCAGATATTGGTCCTCGAACGTGGTCATCTTTGGGTCGCTCATTGCATGAACTCCTTAACACATTGAAATCACTCACTACACCCACATTAACGCATAAAGCGTGACCACGTGTCAATAGATAGCATGCTCATACATGCGAGTGTGTGCTAAGTCATTGATATGTGGTGGCACGGTATGTTTCAACTTTGATTAGTTGAACAATATCAAGGGCTAGCACCCACACGCATGATTGTGACAGGTGTCACAAGCGTTTTTTGTCCGCTCGCGAGGCGTATGTCAGACGTTGCGGCGGACAGTTGTCCGGTAAAATTTTGCCGCAAGCCGTTGTAATCGTTACGTTTAGGCCTCGAACATCGCGCTGTCTGGGTGCGCCAGCTCGAAAATATTTATATGTGGGGGGGTTAGTGTGTTTTTCGGTTCGTGTGCGGTTCGTGTGCAGGAGTTGTGGAGTATCTCACCCATTATGGTTAATTTCCGCTTTCTCTATACGTATTCTCTTCTATCTATAGAGACAGATAGATGTAAGTCTATCCAGACACTCTAAAATCAATGGGTTAGCACACTCTCCGAGCGGACAGACTGTCGTACAAAACGTCTGACATGACACACAATCAACGTAACCAACGCAACTACTATACCGCCGCGCCACCTAATGTGTGCTAACCCATTGATATGTGGTGACACGGTATGTTTCAACTTTGATTAGTTGAACAATATCAGGGGCTTGTGACACATGTGTATGATTGTACCTGGTATTAAAGTTCCAACGAGGAAGTCGCCCCCACAAATGGGGCACTTGGCGCAATGGGACTTGTCACTAAGGTTCAGGCGAGGAAGTCGCCCCCTTGTGACACCCTGTCACAACGATACCTGGTACTAAGGTTCAGGCGAGGAAGTCCAGACGTGAAAAAGCCCGCCAACCTTGCGGCTGACGGGCTATAGGTTAAGGTCTATCAGATAGAGTGTTAGTGACCGCGTGACGTGCGCGACTTCAACGTGATCACGGGCAGAGTCTTTGTGACATGTGCCACGACGGGCGCGACGATCGTGGCAACTTCCTCGCCCATATCATCGCTAGCAGTCTCGGCCGCGAGGATAGCACTCTGGAAAGCCTTTAGAGCATATCTCAGGGCCGACGCCTTCGGGCCTTTCATGCTTTCGTTTCCGAGGTTGACGCTTATACCCTGCGCCAGCGCGGCGGCCTCGCGCTTGAACGCCACGATGGCGTCTTCTACACGGTCCCACTTCACAGGGGCGCGAGCCGCATGGGTTGCGGGCGTCTCATCGCCTTCGTCGCCCATATCATCGCCATCAGTCTCGATGGCGTTCGAGCCGGGTCGCGCGGCGCGACCCGCTTTCTTGCCGGGATTGTTCGCGCCACCGGCATTGCTCAGCGGCTTAATGCCCATGGCGTCTAGGACGCGTTTCCACGTTTGACGGAACGAGTTGCCGTGCCGCTTGAAGTCGGCGGGGCGTTCCTTCGCACCTTCCTGCGTCAACCACGCCGTGGCCACGTCCTTGGTGACGTGGAATTTGCCCATCATCGATCCGATGAAACACGCATTCTGGACGTCCTTGGTGATAGCAATGCCCGCGTTGATCATGGATTGAAGCGTGCGGGAATAGCTCTTCCGAACAGTCTCTCGCGTGTCATAGTCCCCACGGAAGCAATCCACCAACTCGTCAATGAGCATGTCGTTTGTGACAGGCGTCACACTCTCATTGTTGGCGATGTTGTCAGCAATCGTGGCGGCGACAAGGGCCGCGCCGATAGCCGTTGAGGCGGTGGCAGTCTGAGCGACCTTGGCGATAGCGGCTTTGGTGGACGTCTTGCTGCCCGCCGTCGTGCTAACGGCCTCTTGGACCGCACTGGTTCCCTTCACGATTACCTTCTTGCCTCCGATCGCGACAACGAAATCGGCATTGGCCCGCTTGGTGCTAGCTTTGGTCATAACGCGTTCTCCTATGTGGGCAGGGTTGCCCGGTTGGGCCATGGTGGCCCGCCCCTTTCGTCTAGGGAGCCCCATAGTACCAGTCAGTGACCTTATGTCAAGTGACCCTTTGTGACAGGTGTCACAACGATACCTGGTATCGAGGCTCGCGTAGGTAGGTTGCTTTTTGCCGATGCGAGGGGGGGAAGGGGGTTTTGATTGACGTAGGGGCGTGGCATTACTCATCGCCCCCAAAGAATTTCCCATTTTTCTAAAAGCTACTCCACAGAAATTTTTTAAGAACTTTCCAACACCTACTCCACGAACTCTCTCCATGATCCCGCGCGTCTCACAGTGACCCTCACCCCCGCGACAAAAGATCGCGCTTGACCAACGACACACATTCGACCTACATCATTCGTGCCCACGCGAGTAGACGCGAGACACAACACGCGAGTAGACGCGAGACACGAGAGGGACATGGGATGGGCGACCTGGACAACATCAACTCCAAGCTGGACAAAATCCAATGGAGCGTGGACCTCACCAGACAAAGGATAGATCACATCATGAGCGCAATAGACGATGTCAACGCCGCACTCGCGGCGATCAAAACAGCAGTGGGTGCCGCCGTCACTGAAATCCAGGCGCTCGCCCTCGAAGTGGCCACTGGCTCATCTGACCCAGATGAGGCCGCGCTGGAGGCGACAGCCGCCAGCCTGAACACCCTCGCCGCCAACCTGACCGCCGCCGTCAACGCGGCTTCCCCCACTCCCATCACTCCCATCACTCCCGGCACTTCGACCACTCCCACCTCCTCCCAGGCGGGCACTCCCAGCACTCCCACTCCCGCTCTCGCCCCCTCCCAGGCGGGCACTCCCGTCGCGGCTTCCCCCGCTCCCGCCACTTCGACCACTCCCGCCTCCCCCCAGGCGGGCACTCCCGCCACTCCCATCACTCCCAGCACCTGATCCTCTCCTAGCCGACACCCCTTGACCCCCCCTCCGGTGGGTGAAGGCAAAGAGAGTGAGGCCCCGGCGGGATCACACCACTGCCGGGGCCGTTTTACGTGAGACGCGAGTAGACGCGAGATCACAAGAAAGAGTGAGACGCGAGTAGACGCGAGACACAAGAAAGAGTGAGACGCGAGTAGACGCGAGACACAAGAAAGAGTGAGACGCGAGTAGACGCGAGATCACAAGAAAGAGTGATATGATGAGCCTTGATGACATCGCGGTCAGTGAGAGTGAGAGCGAAACCCTCTTTGAGGTCTTAACAAAGATGGAGCGCCACCTGTCCGTGATCGCGGACTATGTGAGCCAGCCGGTGGCGAAAAGCACCCGGAAGTATGACAACCCTTCCACGTTCGAGATCGCCACCATAGTCAAGCGCATCATCAGCGAGCATGGCGTGGCGATGTCAGCCAGTGAGGTATATGAGGCGCTGCTATCCAAGGGCGTCATCCTTCAAGGCAAGGACCCAATGAAGATCATGGTGACGGCGCTCTGGAGACGCAGGGACCTCGTGGTCAGGCTCGATAACCGTCAAGGGTACTGGGTCGCTGACAGGGCTTACATCCCCGTCGTGACTTGATGCGCGGACCTTCCTGTGAGATATAGGGAGCATGAGCAACGCGCTTGCACTCCTCAAGGACAATGACCCGGCGCACCTTGGGTTCCCGCCGCAGCTCCCCATTGAGATCGCTCTCAGGGAGGAGCCGGTAAAGGACATCTGCGAGGCTTACGGCATCGACCGGGCTAAGTGGAGCGAGATCAGAACCAACCCGATGTTCGTCAACGCGCTCAGCGCGGCGGCCGAGATGCTGCAACGCGAGGGGATGACGTTCCGCACCAAGGCCCGGCTTCAAGCGGAGGAACTGTTGAAGACCTCGTGGCTGCTGATCCATAGCTCGAACGATCAGGTGCCTCCCGCCGTCAAGGCGGACCTCATCAAGCACACTATCAAGTTCGCGGGGCTTGACGCCAGCATAGACCAGAAGAATGCTGGCGGCGGGGGCGGTGGGTTCGGCAACGCCCTGCAAATTAACATCAACTTAGGGTGAAATCAGATGGCGGACAGTCCCACGATCACGGCGGCGCGGTTGGCGCTGCGAGCGGCGGAAGAAGAACAGGCGAGGGCGTTGGCGGCGGCCACGGCCAAGAGCAAGAACAAAACGCCCAGCACTCCCCCCGAGGCTTCCCCCACTCCCGCCTCCCCCCAGGCGGACCCCACCACTCCCGCCCCAGCCCCAGCCCCAGCCCCACTGGGTGTCCAGCCGGGTGTGACCATCGTTCAGGACCCTGTGACCAAGACCAACGTGGTCGAGGCTCCCGAGACTTCCCCCACTCCCGCCTCCTCCCAGGCGGACCCCACCACTCCCGCCCCCTCCCAGGCGTCATCCGCGCCAACCACGACCAGTGGTGCTGAGCAGACGGCCACTGACTTCTCGCTGGCCTTCGGGCAGGCGAAAGTTCACGTCAACGCGCTGTTCACATTCCTGCACAACACGGGCAACGCGGCGGATTTGGACCTCCAGGGGTTGGAGACCCACCTCCGCGCGTTGCTCGCGCCGATGCGGACATTGCTGTCCAAGACTTAGATCGTTTCCGCCCTTTCTCAGGCGGGGGCGTAGTTGCGGACTTCCCGCAGGACGCTGCGCTCGAAAGGGCGCAGTTTGGTCTGCACTCCCAGAGCCCGGCGCGAGATGCGCGCCAGCTCGATAATGAGAGCCAGCTCAGTCGCTGGAATGAATTGGCTCTCTAGCAGTTGACGTTCGATGATGTCGGCCCGTAGCTGGGCTGTCTCAGTGAGGGTCATGGGTCGCAATCCTCAGTCAGTGGCCCCGAAGCGGAGCTAGTGAACCAAATTTTATGTGACAAGTCAAACACAGATACACACATCGGAATGTACTCATATCCCCAGAAGGATACTCACATGGCGCTCCCCTCCAGTTTTACCCCGTTCGCCAAGTCGCGCCCCGGCGCTGGCATGCCGCCCGCCAAGGGGAAGGGGAAAGCCGCTCCCACGCCCCCGCCCGCCAAGGGGAAGGGCAAGGGCAAGGCCCCGCCGTTCGGCAAGGGTAAACCCGGCAAGGGCGCAAGCGTTCCCCTGCCCTTCGTGAAAAAAGGAGCTAAAGGTCAATGACCACGGAAGTCAGAGTTTTCCCCGCAGGGCACGCCGTCCAGGTCCATGTGCTCGACATGGTGTACCCGCCGTCTGATCCCCCGGAGTGGCAGGTCGCGTGCACTTACATCTTCCAGCCGGGGCGGAAAGACAACATGCCGCTCCTGTACGCCACGACCACGCGCAAGATCGTGGTTATGGACTTAGAGCCGGATAGTCAGTGACCACACACATCGACTATACGCCGCCGCCTACGATCAAGGAGTTCATCAGGGACTACCGCCCTGGTGAGCTGTTCATGACCTGGATCGTGGGGCCGGTGGGTTCGGGGAAGACCACGGGCATCTTCTTCAAGCTCTGTTACATGGCGAGCCTCCAGGCGAAAAGTCCTGACGGCATTAGGCGGACGCGCGCCGTCATCGTGCGTAACACCATGCCGCAGCTCAAGGACACCACCATGGTGTCTTGGGGCTACTGGTTCAAGCAGGGACAGGCGGGCACCTGGAACCTGACCGACAAGATTTTCATGCTGCGGTTCGGGGATGTGGAGTGCGAGGTTCTGTTCCGCGCGCTCGACACGGCGGACGACGTGGCGCGCGTGCTGTCGCTGGAAGTTTCGTTCGTGCTCATTGACGAGTTCGTGGAAATCCCGCGCGCCATCATTGACGCGCTCTCGGCGCGTGTTGGCCGCTACCGGCAGCCCGACGGCACCGAGGTCTCTAACTGGGGCATGTGGGGCTCGTCTAATCCATCGACGGAAGATAACTGGTGGCACGACTACCTTCACGAGAAGAAGCCGAGCAACGTCAAGTACATGCTCCAGCCCAGCGCGCTCAGTGACGAGGCTGAGAACCTGGACAACTTGCCGGGTAAGATCAAGTATTACCACTCGCTGATGGAGGGCAAGTCGGCTACTTGGATCAACCAGTTCATCCGGGCCGAGTGGGGCTTCTCAATCGCGGGCACGCCCGTGGTCACTGGGTTCGACGCGCTGCGGCATGTGTCCAGGGTTCCTCTCCTATACAACCCGTATCGGCCGTTGGTCGTTGGCTTCGACCCTGGTCTGGCGGGTAGCGCCATGGTCTTTGGCCAGCAGGATGAGGACGGCAACTTGTCGATCCTGGATGAGCTGGTGCAGTCGAACATGGCGGCGGACGAGTTGATCACCCGCAGGCTCAAGCCCCGGCTGCGCGAACGGTTCCCGCAGGCGCGCGTCATCATCGCTCCCGATCCCGCCGCGGGCTTCCGGTCGAACACCAACAAGGGCACGGTGGTCGGCGTGTTCCAGAAGCACTTCGACGTGGTCATCGAGACCAACAACCGGCTCCCCCTGCGTCTGGACGCGATCAGTCACTTCACTGACCGGCAGCGCGGCAAGGTCCCGGCGCTCCAGATCGACCCCCGGTGCAAGACGCTCATCCGCGCGTTCAAGGGCGGCTGGCGCTGGGCGATTGACACGAAGAAGGACATCGTCAAGGGCGCGGAGCCCGACAAGAACCAGTGGTCGCACGTCGGTGACGCCGGGGGCTACCTGTGCCGTTACTTCCACAAGCTGACAGAGCGTGAGATGCGGTATAAGGGTTTCACACCTATTGCTCCCCGGAAGAACGCATCCAGTTCCTATCACGCGAGGTGATCCGCAATGCCCATCGTCCCGACCACCCGCGCCGTGGCTCAGTCCGAGATCGAGCCCGAGCCCCAGACCGTCCCGGATGCGGCCAACTCGCCCGTCCGTGTGATCAACGCGCGGCAGCTCCAGCAACTGGGTCAGAACCTGAACATGCTGTTCATGCAGTACGTCAGTGACCGGAAGGTGGCTGAGTACCGCTGGCTGCGCAACCAGCGCCAGTACCTGGGCCTGTACGACCCCGAGATCGAGAAGACCCTGAGCGCCGAGCGGTCCAAGGCGTACCCGCGCATCACCCGCGTCAAGTCGATCAGCGTGCTTAGCCGCCTGATGAACCTGATGTTCCCCGGTAACGAGCGCAACTGGGAGCTGAGGGCGGACCCCGATGCGGACATGACCGTGGAGGAGGCCGCCACGGCGCTCCAGGAGGCGCAGAAGCGCGATCAGGACGCGGGCGTGCAGAGCCCCACGATAGACGACGCCTACCTCCAGAGCGCCATCACGGCCTACATGACGGCGCGGGTGGATCAGATCAGTCACCTGATTGACGACCAGCTCCAGGAGCTGGGGGGCGACCAGACCTACGACTATGTCGGCCTCAACCGGCAGGTCATCAAGTCGGGCATCCTCTACGGCATGGGCGTCATGAAGGGGCCTTACGCCACCAAGCATACATCAGTGACCTGGGAGATGACGGGCGGCGCGCCGACGCCGAAGAAGAAGACC